TGACCATTGACAACCTTAAGTTGTGTCTCAATTTTAAACTTCCCCAACAGATCGGACACTTCGGTTTCAAACATGTAACCAAGTTTCTGATTACGGTTCTTCCATTCCTTGTACCGTTTGTCACATTCTTTATCCAACAAGTCACCTGCCCAATAATCTTTAAAGGATAGGTTTGCTATATAAAAATCTTGTAGGTCTTGTTTATAAGTTTTGAACAACTTACCGAAATGGTATTTGTCCTTTCTTTTTAAAAATGAGTTGATGTCTGATTTAACCTTTCCGTTATACTTAACGAAATCGTAACTCTCAGAATGGAAGTGCAATTTTATACCAAGGTATAATGTGTATGCATCGTAACCATCACGACTCGTCATCTACTTCGCTAACACCAATCCACTTGTTGCAGTTAAGTGGGCCTCTGCTACTTTCTCATTTGTAGGAACTACAAATACTACTTGTTGGAATACTGCTGATGTAGGATTTTCCATTCCTGTTGCAGCTAGTCCTTTTGCAAATCCCATACTACCATCAGTTGGATTTGATAAAATCATTTTAGGGTCTTTCAACTCTACTGTTGCGTCTTCAAGTGAGACTAGTTTTCCAACGTACTCTCCACTAATTGTAACCACTGTTACGATATCACCTTTTTTCATTATTAACTCCTATTCGAAAAAACCAACTATACTACCACGACCTGACTTACCACGATTAACCATATTGAGACCTTGTGCTTCTGCTTCAAGTTTCTCCTTCAGGGGTTGTGATATAAATCTCTTTGCAGATTCAGGTTCCATATTATTCTTATCACACACTGTAATGATTGCGTCCATTACGTCTGTGTTTGATCTGTGAAGAATCTGTTCGACCTGCTCTGTGAATTCTTTTTTACTTATCATCTTTATACTCCATATAAAATTCTATATCTGTTTCTCAACTCAGTGAGTTTGTCCACATACTCTCTTGGGTCGGCTGTAAACACCTGACACCCACCACCATCGACTCCAACGATAGCTATAATTTCTGCTACCTCTTCACCTGTAAGTTCTTCTACCATAATTGCATATGCAGTCATCTGATGAAACCACGGTTCTGCCATGTACTCTTCCTTGTACTTGGATGAGGTTTTAAAATCTATTACACATAACTGGTTATCAAAGATACCAACACAATCTACTTGTCCTGCCATCTGTAAATAATTAGAGTGTAATGGTGCTTCCAATGCAATTGGAATAATCTCATCCAACATAGGTTGGACAGCTTCGAACATAGATGATTCCATAATGTTATCAAATGTAACATCTTCTTCTGCACGAAGATACTGTTCAAACAACGAGTGCATTCTTGTCCCTCGTTTTGTAGCTGCATTTGAGATACGGTTGGCTTCTTCTTCACCGACTCGTTCTCTCCACAACTTGATATGATCTCCTGAAAGTAATCCAGTGACAGTTGTGACACTTGGATATTTCTGACCTTCAGGTGTAAGATAAAATCTCTTACCGTTCTCTGATATTCGATTCATTGGTAGTGATTCTAAATCACCTAATGCTATTAAATTTTCCATAGTTATATTTTACTACTTTTTACCCTGTATGTCCATATGTTTTTCGACAATACCTCGTGTCTTTATGGACTTGGCTGTTTGTTTGTTTACTTGTTTATCTAAATTTGAGCCGGGATATGCTTCACCAACTTTTGATAGAACTGCTTTAAACCCATCATCTACCTTTACACGATCACCATGACCACCTACAATATTAGGTGCTTTAAAATGTCGTTGTGCAATATTGGGGTTGTCTTTCAGGTATTCATCTTTTCCTGAAAAGGATAAGAGAAGTTCAAAACATTCATTAGTCTCTAGATTCTCAAATTCATAAATTGGCATGGGTTGTTTCCTTTTGTTACATCAAGTATAACATACTTAGAAGCTATCGTCAACTACCTTTTCGGAAGTATCGTAATTAAATCCTCTTTGTAGTTCATAATGGCCTGGCCCACTACCGATATAATCAAA